AACCAGCAGAACCAGCACTTCCAGCAGAGCCAGATGATCCAGATGATCCAGAAGTTCCAGCACTACCAGCACTTCCTGCAGAACCAGCAGAACCAGCACTTCCAGCAGAGCCAGATGATCCAGATGATCCAGAAGTTCCAGCGGTACCAGAATCACCAGTTCTTGCGAATGAAGCAACAATTTCAGTATTGTTTTGAAAATTATTTAATGAAGAATCTAAAAATGTAACATCCACATAATACCATGAGGGATTTGTGGTATCAAATTCATTAATGCTGTATAAGAAATACTTTTCAGGAGCTGATTTATCATAAATTCGAAAATGGCCTTTTGGAACACTAAAAGCAACATCATCAATTGTCTGTAAGAAAGAATCAATTGTCGTGCCATCTTGATCAGTATCACTTATTCTCAATCTATTAGCAGTAGTGGGATATGTAAAAGCACCAGTAGTTAATGTAAATGCCAATTTACCCGTACCTGGATCATTCGTTGATTGATCTGTACTGTAACGATATGCAAATGAAGCACCCCCAAAACCACCATCATGTCCAGATGAACCAGAAGTACCAACAGTCCCAGAACTTCCAGAACTTCCAGCAGAACCAGATGTTCCAGATGATCCAGAAGTTCCAACACTTCCAGAAGAACCCGCAGAACCAGCAGAACCAGAAGATGCATATGTCAATCCAGAAGAACCAGCAGAACCAGATGTTCCAGCAGAACCAGATGTTCCAGATGATCCAGAAGTTCCAGCACTTCCTGCAGAACCAGCAGAACCAGCAGAACCAGCACTTCCAGCAGAGCCAGCACTTCCTGCAGTTCCAGCACTTCCAGAAGAACCAGCAGAACCAGAAGAACCAGAAGATGCATATGTCAATCCAGAAGAACCAGCAGAACCAGAAGTACCAATTGGACCATCAGCTCCAGATGATCCAGAAGTTCCAGCACTTCCAGCAGAACCCGCAGAACCCGCAGTTCCAGAAATTCCAGAAGAACCAGCACTTCCAGCAGAGCCAGCACTTCCTGCAGAACCAGTACTTCCAGAAGAACCTGCAGTTCCAGAAGTTCCCGCAGTTCCAGAAATTCCAGAAGAACCAGATGTTCCAGATGATCCTGCACTTCCAGCACTTCCTGCACTTCCAGAAGAACCAGCAGAACCAGAAGTACCAATTGGACCATCAGCTCCAGATGATCCAGAAGTTCCAGCAGAGCCAGAAGAAGCATATGTCAATCCAGAAGAACCAGCAGAACCAGAAGTTCCAATTGGACCATCAGCACCAGAAGTTCCAGATGTTCCAGCAGAGCCAGCACTTCCCGCAGAACCCGCAGTTCCAGAAATTCCAGAAGAACCAGCACTTCCAGCAGAACCAGAAGATGCATATGTCAAGCCAGAACTTCCGGAACTACCCGCACTTCCGGAAGAAGTATCCCCTCCTCCGCCTCCACCAGATTCTCCCCAACCACTTCCACCGGCCACTCGTTGGGCAGTTAAAGTGGCTTTTTTACTAATCTTTTTAACAACTTCTTTAAAATTATCTAACTCTTTTACGAGTTTAGTTACATCAGCATCATCACCAGATTCTCCCTTTTCTCCCATTGGTCCTATAGGTCCAATATCTCCTAAATCTCCCCTAGGACCCTGAACACCTTGTGGACCAATTCTTCCTGATATTCCTTTAACGCCCACTTCGCCAGCAAGCCCCTTTTCGCCCTTTTCTCCCTTTTCTCCCTTAGGACCTACAGTGCCTTTAATTTCAAGAACTTTAACTGTTTCACCAGTAACAGGATCTAAAATTTCTTTTATATCCTCTACAAGTTCTTCTTTAGTTTTTTTTAATTGTTTTTTAGTATAAGCAAGAGAAGTTGCTAGAACCTTACTTAAATCTAAATCTTTTTGATCGTCTTTCATTTATTATTCCTGCACTCATCTACGGATCAATCTACAAAATTTTCATCATCTTCTAAAACAGAAAAAAGAATATCATTTACTTTATCTTTAATATCATTTTCTTTTTTCGCAAATTCAAATTTTTCTTCAATCTTTTTATCAATATTTTCATTAATTTCTTGTTTATTGTGTGTATCTATTTTTACAGAATTGAACTGCATATTATCTTCTCCCGAAAATCTAGGATCATCAGTTTCTTTTTGAATTTGCTCATCATTAGTTTTAATTTCATCATCGGTCATCATTAAAACATGTTTTCTAATATATTCATGAGACCAATATTTTCCAGCATATTCTTGTAAATCTCTTAAAATATTCAATCTATCTTGCATAAGTTCATTCTGTTTTATTTCTACAAAATGACTATCATTTTCAAATTCATAATATATTTCATTTTTAATATTCTTCCAATCTTCTTTAGACATTATTCCCCTGAGGATCAACTGTCTTTCCATCATTTCATCAAACAGTAAACTAAATCTACTTTGAAGTTTATTAACAAATCGTGTAAATTTAACTTCATCTCTTGAAATTTCAGTAGCACGACCAATCGTATAGTTTGCTTCTGATTCAAGTCTAGAAATAGGAACACCTAGTGATTTATAAAGTTTTTTCTGAAAATATAATACATCTTCAATATCTCCAAGATTATTACCACCGGGCAAAGTTGTAATTTCTGTTCCTCTCCCACCCTCTCTTCTTGGCATCCAATAATCTTCAAGCATTGACATATGTTTTCTATCATCTCTAACCTCACCCGTTTGAGCATCATATACAAGTTTGTTTTTGTATCGTGTCATTAAATCACGCATGTATTGTTCTGCTTTTAACTTGGGTAAATTTCCAACATCAACATAAAAAATTCTTCTCTCTGGGGCTCGTGAAATACGATAAATTACGAGAGAATCCTCGATCATTCTTAATTGATTTAATGGTTTGATTGCTTTGTGTAGGTAGGACAAAACTAATGTACGTGTACTATTCATTAGTCCTGAATGTGTATATATAATCGCATCAGGAGCTATTTTTAAACCACTGGCGGCACTTGTAAAAGCAGTACCCATTGTCTGCCCCTGTGATTGATATATTCCTTTTTGATTATAAACATAATATTCCTCGACAGTAGTTTTTGAGGTACCATCAGATTGTCTATCGGTTTTCTTTTCACGAATTTTCTTTATTTTTCTAGGGTCTAATACTCTTAATTCGTGAATTCCTTTTTCTAGATTATTTTCATCAACAACAACATGATAATAAATTCGACCATCAATATACCATCTTTTAAAAACATCGTGTCCTAAATTTTGTAAATCTAGAAGTTTGCTTATTTGCTTAAATTCTACTCTTATTTTGTCTCTGATACTTTCAGAGATATTTAAGTTGTCTACATTAATTCTTACAAGGGGCTTGTCTTTGGAGGCTACAATGGCTTCATTAATTATATCATCAATGGCATTTTCTACTTCTGCTTGAAGACCCATATCACGATATCTGTTTATTAACTCAGATTCGCTTTTTATGGCTCCTGCCTGATCGACATATGTTCCATAAGCACCACCAGATGCTACGGTTAATGATCCATCTTCATATTCTGGTTCAGCGAAGGTTTGGGCTTTTACGGTTTTCTTTTCGGTTTTTCCGAGCGAAAAACCGAACAATTCAATGGGCATGATATTTCCTGAATGCGAGTGAGTAAAAATAATACAATACTATTAATTTATATTTATTCACTCGCAAAATCAGAAAATTGAGATTTTTATGCAGAGGCACCAATAGAAATAGTATCCGCTGTTCCTTTACCGCCTGTTTGACTGCTCTTTGTTCGACTCCAGTAATCATAAGAGAAAGTTACGGTATATTCTTCAATAGTATCGTTATCTCCCCAATCAAGAGTGATTTCTGAAAGATCAGTTGGAAACATACCATGAAAGCTATATGATGCAGTTACTTTTGAACTACCAGATTTACTAAATTGTTGAACGTTCCCCACTAATGCATAAGCACTAGATGAATCACCCGTTTGTCTTGTATTCGTAACATGATCGTTTATACCGTTCATCCACTTTTCAAATTGCGATCTTATAGCAAAATTTTCATCATTAATAACTGTTATTGTCCATTCTGGAAAAGTTCTATTTCCTGCTAATTTAACTTCTCTACCAAAATAAGGAACCACAACAGTTCCTATTGTGGTACCGGGTATTGAGGTCCCTTTAGCAAACAGGTTTATATCAGTTCCATTAAAAAAACTAGCGGAACCATGTGGAATCTTAACCTCAAATAAATTAGGTCTTTGACCATCATAGACCAGGGCCTGTCTAAAAGTTGTTATATCGAATGCCATCTATTTTCTCCTTAAATTGCGTTGACTACTTCAGAAAATTCAACTCCTGAAGCCACTGCGACAAAGTTTAATCCAATGAAATTAATTGATTTAGTCGGCTTGATAAAAATATCTCCCCTAAACTCATTTCTATTTATCACCACAGGTGTATTATTTGTGCTGTCACATATTACTTTAAAATCCTCTATTCCCCTTTGTGACTGAATATCCCTTAAAAAAGGTTCTATCATAGAAACAAAATTTAATCGTGTAAAATCATCATTAAATTCAAACAATAAATTTTCAGCGGCATTTGCTATAGCTTTTTCTAAAATAATAAACAATCTTCGTACATTAATTCTATCAAAAGAAGATGGCCTCGCTAACATTGTTTTATCACCAAATAAAATTTTACCTTTTCCAGGAAATGATGCTATTGGATTAATACCATTTATATACAGATCGTCTCTTTCCCCTCTATTGGGAACAAATGCTAAAAATTCTGCTCCTTTTATATTTCCTCTGGCAAACCCCGCAGGCGAAACATAAGGATTAACATTATCCGCTTGGGCGCAAATTCCAGCAACATCAGCATTGAATGGAATCCATCTATAAACAGAGTTATACCTGTCAAATATGTATTTGTAATTTCCATCCATAACAGCATAACTTGTGCTTGGTAAAGTATTTCTTCTAGCAACTATATTTGTTATTTCAGAACCTTCTTTATTTACAACATCTGACTCTTCCGGAGAAATAAACACAACACAATCTTTTCTGGTTTCTGCTATTTCATTAATTAAATAGGTAGCTAAAGTATTTGATGCTTCCCCCGAAATCAATAAAGAAATATTTATTTTCGCAGGATCTTTGAAATAACTATAAGCAGTAATTTCATCTGAAGATGAAGAACTATGTCCATCAACACCGCCCGACATACTAGCAGTCATAATTCCGTTTGCACCAGAATCACTAAATGCTCCGGGAAAACTAGCTGAATCATTTCCTGTGACAATAGTAGCACCCCAATCATAAGTAATTTTATTAGATCCGGCATCAAGAGGAGCATCTCCTGTACTATCGTGATCTGTCCATCTTATATAATTAGAAGAATTGTTTATTGCATCTTTATAATAGAGAGTTTGACCGGTAGTTCCTGTGGCACCATTTGCTACAGATACACCTTCATATTTTTCAATGACTTGTTTTTCTGGATTATTTCCGCGAACATCTTTTGATCCTAAAATTTCACCACCTTCA